CAGTGATGCGACTACTGCTCCAACTTGGAACAGAAACTGTGCATCCATTTCCATTAGTTAGAAACATTTTTAATATAGATAACAGAAAAGTCAGCAGAAACAAGATTGTTTGCTCCTGAACTAGATGCTCTCATCTCAAGGTCAGTCTTTTCCTGTACTTCAATTGGATATTTAATAACAAAGTCTGCTACGCCACCAGCCCCAATAGTTTGTTTGATCATAGTTCTAAATACACCACCAAAATTTCTTTGTATTGCTCTGACAGTAATGTACTGGTTAACAGTTGTTGATCCTGTTGCTACGTTAAAGTGATCAAAGTATCCTGTATATCCTGCAGGTACTGTCCATAGTCCCATAAGAGTTTGGTTCTCTCCCAGTGTAATCTGGGCATAGATAGTGGCAGGAACACCAGAAGTTACAGTACCTACACCTACATAGATATTACCCGCTGCTGTACCTCCTGATCCTGCTGTCAGCACATATGCTCTGTTTACTCTAAGAAAAGAGGTGGTAGTATTTACTGCTGTCTGACCATTGAGAGTTACAATTTCCTCTGCCTCGTTGTAGTCTCCATCAAGACCTTGAACAAGAATAGTCCTTGCTCCTGTACCTGCAGCAGTATCATTAGCAGAACTAGATGAAACTTTCATTACAGTAGCTGCAGATGGATAGGCATAGATACCACCACCATCCCAGATAGTTTCTTCATCACCATTAATATCTGGATTAAATCCAAATTTAAAGATGATCTTGTGATCATATATTTGATTACGAGATACCTGTAAATCAAATGGTTCGTTCTTGCCAAATCTTGTAACTGATGATGGTATTCCCATAGTTATTCTCCTATTTTTATATCTGGTGGATCACCACGTAAATCAGCACCACGATAGAACCTTTCTAGTTTAGCCATGTTGCGTCTTAAATCTGCTATCTCTTGAGTGTAGTACTCACCAGTTTTCTCATATAAGTTTCTATTTATATCTAACCAGAATTGTCTCTTGTCTGCTTTTGTGGTAGGTGCAGCACGACCATTTAAAATACCACGTATAACCTTTTTAGATGGTACTACACCACGTAGATCATATGAGTTTAAATTTTTTATTAATTCTTGTTTACCTATTATTCCATCCATGTCTTGGAATAGTTTACGAATAGCTTGTTGTGCAGTAAATTGTTCTTGAAGAACTTCATTATATTCTTTCATAACTTCTTCATAGTCATACCTTGATCTAGGATCAGCAAGCATGTCAGCAAGTTTACCTGCAAAGCTATTAAAGTTCTGCCGTGCATTAGAATTAATTGTATTAAGAGTGTATCCCATAACTCTCTTGGGATTAAATACTTCCTCTCTCAAGCCGGGAAAAAGCAAACCATTCTTTTGTAGTAAATCAATAAATCCTTCAGCAGGTTCATCTACTGTACCAAACCTTTGAGGATAGAAGAACCGTTCTACATCTGAACCGGGAGTACCAAACTTCTCAAATGCCTCTGCATCCTGTGCCATGTCTCGTACAAACTTAGTGTATCCCGGTTCTAGTGCTTTGCCCATAGAAGCTAAGTCTCTAGCAACATCAGTTGACTTACCTGTAATTACATTACCTAAATCCATAGCCGCTTCTAGTGCAAGAGAAGGAGACACATAAGGTTCAAACAGTTTCTTTCCTGCTTGCACAATACTTTCATCCAAGTCTTTACTTACATCTTCACCACGTGATGCTTTCATCATAAGAGGTACAATACCCGCAATAACATACTGATCAGGATTTAAATAACTAATATCTACATATGTGGGTATATCATCTTTTGTTCTACCTGTTATAATAAGTGCAGAGTTTTTCTGCCAGTCAGGTAGATTTGCTCTCATATTGTCTACTGTTTCGTTCTCTCCATTAAGAGCATTAATACCATATGCACCTGTGTATATTGCACCTTGTACTGCGTGCAAAGAAGCAAGTCTTTTAATACCTTGATTACGCAATGCTGCATTACCTGTCTCAAAACCTTCAACCATTTCGTCAGTTCCAGTTTTAAGAATTTGATATACGTTACGTAGACGTTCTGCAGGGTAGGCAGTAAATGAACCAATGATAGGAAATGCTCGCATCTTTTCTAACAACGGAGGAATACGACCATATAGTGGTGTTACATTGCCTGTCTTAATTGCAGCTTGCTCGTTGATATAGTCTTCACGTGTAGGATTTATAACACTATACTGTTGTTGAAACTCTGCTAGTTTTCTTTGCTGTATCTCAGGAGAAAAAGAATCAAATACTTTTTTAGCTTGTTGCCTTTCATTCATAAACACTGCAAACTTAGCAGCATCGTCAACACCACCATATGTTTCTCTTGCAATTTTAGCTAACGCTACACCCGGTTTACCAAATGCACTAAGACCACCAGTAACCATAAACTTTTCCATAATGCTACCATCATCCATTCGATCAGTAACATCACCAAATCGTCTTAGAGTTTGATTAAGATCAATGTTTGATCCTTGTAAACCTAAATCTTGAAACTCTCGTATAGCTGTTCTCAACTCAGGATTATCTAAACCACCTTTACTAAATAAATTACCTATATATTTAGTACCATTAACTAATCCTTTGATATTACCACTAGCCGTTACATAACCAACCGCGCCTAAAGTGTTACGAATCAACGCTATAGGACTGTATACTGTCTTACCTGCTTTAGCAAAAGCCTGTGTGCCTAAGAAAGAACGCATAGCTGTACCAATAAGGCTGTCCTTTTCTGCAGCTTGCTGACCAAAAAAATTTTTATCAAATATTTCTTTTAATTTAAGACCTTCATCTCTTCTTACAAATATATTTTTTAGATCATCATCAACACGTTCATATGGTAAAGACATAACTGCATCTGCATCTTTGTCTTTATATTTAGATACACTTTGAGTTAAAGGAATTATATCATCAGTTCCTAATCTTGCAATAGCCTCTGCAGGATTAGCCGCTCTTACAGCAAAACCATTCTCTATTAAATTAGCACCAATGTCTCTGGCAGTATTTGCTCTTGCTGCTGTATCAACAATACCATTAATTGTTTCTGTAATACGTATAGCAGGACGGTTGTTATAACCAAGTATTTTTCTTACTACTGAAGGAAGTTCCTTTTTCATTATCTCAGCAGTCTTCTTACGAGCAGCAGCTTGTTGCTGTGCTTCTGTTTTATTCTTGAACTTATTAGAAGATTTGACAATCTCTAACTGCTCTAGGAAGATATCTTCTTCTTCCACATCTTGTCGTACTCTCTGCTTAAACGCACCTGTTTCAATTCTTCTGCTGCGAGAAGGAGCATACAATTCTTCTGCTGCTTCTCTAACAAGTTTATCTTCCATATCAGGATTAACAACCTGACCTTCAGACATATATTTTTTAGTATACTTTTCCCACCTACTACTGGTAGGATTTTCTTGCATAGCAACTTTTAACTCTGTAAGAACGTCTGGGTTTTCTTTTAAAAACTCTTTAAAGTTTTGTGTTCTTTTATTTACTGCGTGTGCTTCAGGTACATTACGAACATAATTAGCATCATAAATTTCAGAACCTTCAGTAAAGTATCCTCTTGTCTTTTTATTTAAAGCAGAATCTTTTCCGTACTTAAAAGCCTCTTCTCGTAAATTAAAAAAGTCATTTATAATTTTACCTGCTTCTGCATCCTTTGCAGTCACTGCTTCAAGAGAAGTTGCATCACCTTGCAGTGCTTTATTAATTAAACTATTCTCGCCTTGTACTTCTTCAGGAGTAAAGGATTTAGACAGAACTGTATTAAACTGATCTGTAAGTTTATCTGCTCGATCTTTAAGTGAAGATACTTGTCCTGCACTACGTTCAATAAGTCTACGTTCAACCTCAGACACACCTGCAGTAGGTAGAAGATTACGTTCCATCCATGCCGCTGCTCTTTCAACTTCAGGGACAACAGTCCTTGCCATCTCAAAGCCAGACTTAAATGGTTTAGCTGCTACAGTTCCTAACATACTAGCAGCTACACCTGCTACAGGACTTATCGTTCCTTCCAGTATACCTTGTAATGCAACAGTGGTAGGATCAATCTCTTTACGTAGACCAATGTCTTTCTCTACACTTTGTCTTTCATAACCTTGATATGCACCACCTGCACCTGCAACTGTACCTTCTGCAGCTAGACTTTTTAAAACTGCAGGTGATGCAAAGTTTTTAATCTTAGCTTTTAACGCTTGCTTTACACCCTGCTTTGCAGCTTCCTTTGCTGCTAATCCTGCAGCACCACCAGCACCAAGAGTAAATGCACCTGCAACAGCAGAAGCTAGATTGGTAGGATCACTTATACCTGCTAGAAAATAGTCTGCAATTGCTGCTCCTTTTGGTGCAGACCCTTCTCCAAAGTTAGGTAGACGTTCAACAGCATCCATTGATCGTGCAAGAAGTTTACGACCAACATCATCCATACCTTCCACATCAGAAGCAACACCTATAGTAGATAATAAATTAGTATCAAAGTATCTTTTCTTTGTTAGAAAAGTATCTAGTATTAATTTATTATCACCATAAGCAACTGGTTCGCCCAACGACTCAAGAGAATAATACATAGAATCAATTACATCTTGATCCTGTAGTAGTCCCTCGTATGTTGTTCCTACTTGTTGTTCTTCAGACATTTAATCTTTAGTTCCTTTAGAAGCTGCTGTCATTGGAACATCTCGTTCTGCTAGTGCAGCACGTGAGGTTTTTGGACCTTTACCATTACCCCTTGCTGCTCTAATACTAATAGCAGCTTGTCTTCCTCTAGGAGTAAGTGATTGTAATGCTGCATTGAATACTGCATCATCTTCAGTTCTTGCCATTTCTAAAATCTTATCTAGTTCTTGAGGTTCAAGACCACTATCAGCTAATGCTTTTCTAAGTTTAATATTTAATTCAACAACACCTCTTTCTCTGTCTGCTAGTGCAATTGCTTGATCAGCTTCAAGTCCTGATTCAGCAAGTTCAATTGCCCTTTTCTGTATTGTAGCTTCTTTAGCTTTCTCAGGCAGATCACTAAATGCTTCAGCTAACTGTTGTGTTGTAGCTTTAGTTGGATCAGCGGCAGCAAACTTTAACAATCCTTGAGCAAAGTCTGCCATGCCATAACCTAAGTCTTCTTTTTGTTTTGCTAATAATTCAGCTTGACCTTCATACTTTTTAGTCAAAGCATCTACAATTTTCTTTTCACTTGCTACTAGAGAACCAATGTCACCAAAAGCAGGTTCTGAAACAGGTGGCTTTGCTGTTTCTGCAGCTTTCTTTTTTCCTTCTGCTAATTTTGCTTCTTCTTCTTTAGCTTTTTTAGCAGCTAAGACATTTTCTTTTTCAATATTTTTTGCTTGCTCTATTGTAGCCTGTCTCTTCTCTGGTTGAGAAAGAGCAGATTGTTTAAGACCAAAAGTAGATTGTTCTTGAATCTTTGGTAAAATTCTTTCTAATGTTTGAGGAGACTCTTTTAGTGCCTCTTTCACAATGTCTTCTTCTGTAGCTTTTTCTCTTAAAAGTTTTATAGCACTTCTTTCTCTTAATTTTTCTTCTTCAGATATTTCTTCTTCACCAAATAATCTTTTCCCTAAATTAGATAAAAATTCAGGAAATGGAGAAGGTCTGTCATCAGGAACACCTTGTGATGCTGCTGTAGCAGGTGAACCACCATCAGCTAAACTAACAAGTCCACCTTCCTTTTTAAATGCAGCGGCTGCGCCAAGAGCAAGTCCGCCAAGTCCTGACGCTTGCTGTAAGAATGAGGGAGCAGGTGTTGTTCTCTGTGAACGCTCTATAGTAGAAGCAGGAATAGGTGCAGCATAACCACGAATGATTGACTGGTAGTCCTGTAGTGTACGCTCTGGGAATGTACGAGCAATCTCGTATTCTTGTTGTGCAATGTCCAATGCCTGTTGCTGTTGCTGCTGTCTCTGTGCACCAATAGCTTCAAGTGCAGACAACTCACGGAATGCCTGTCCCGGTGCTATTTGTCCTAGTGTAGCAAACTGTGCACCTGCAAGACGTTCACGTTCACGCTGCTGTTGTAAACGTGCCTGTGCATCTTCGTATGCTCCAGCTAAACCACGTGCTTGAATATCACCTAGTTTCTGTTGTAGATTACGTGCCTGTTCTGCTTCAAGAATTGCCTGACGAGAACCACCAAATCCACCAGCAGTTACAGCTTGTTTTCCTAACTGTTGACGCTCTACGTCTGCTGCTCTACGTGCTTCACGCTGTTGTATATCTACTACATTCTGTAGATAAGGATTCATAAACTGTGATACTTGTGGTGCAGTAGGTGCAAATGCACTAGCCGCTGTAAGCCTAGCGGCAGGATCAAAGTACTGCTGTCCTTGACCTACAAGACCTTTGATACTTTCAAATGCTTGTGTCTGCTCAGGAGCAAACTCTGCAATACGTGCACCTGCAAATGGAACATAACCTTCTACTTCTCTACGCTCTTGAATTGCACGTGCTTTCTCAAGAACATCAGTAACGAATGGCTTTAGTTCTTCAGGAATAGTAGCTTGTTGAGTAACAGTCTGTGTAGCAGGAGGAGGTGGAGGAGGAGAACCACCACCACCAAATTGAATTAGATTGGTATGTGGGTTGATTGTACCTGATCCACCCATAGCACGCAGAACTGCCATCTCTTCCACGTTGACATGTGCAAGTTCAGTATCTCCATCAATACCTTTACCTGACAAGTCTTCATAGAGACAGTTGTACAGTTCAATCTTTTCTGCTACCGAAAGATCATTGATCAACTTGTTTGCTTCCATTACTCAATTTCCTTTACAATCGTAGTATAATACTTTTTAAAGTTAAACTTCTTAGTGTACTTTAGCCAACCATCCCTGACATAACACTCAAGTCTTACTGCTCCTTGTTCTTTACCCCACTGCATTAGTGGAGAATTATCGTCCATTGTGTACTCGTACCACTTGCTTATTGTATGTGGCTTAGTTCCTACCAGCGGTAAAGACAAAGCCTTGTACTTAGGATACTGTATCAACTGTGTAACACATGCACCCAGTATTCCTTCTTCTTCACTTGCCAAAACCCATAGCTGCATTTGATTGTGAAGAAGAGAAAGGTAAACATCATCTATGTCTCTCTCGCCCATACCTCTGTCTACAGGTTTTTTAATAAAGTGTTTTACATAAGGCCAAGTAACTTCTACACAGTTTTGTTCAATTCTTATTAGTTTCATTTTTTCTTATTGTTATTATTATCTCAAATTTTATTGCTTATTGTTATTATTATCTATCAATTAATCACTCACGGAATTTTCACTTGCCCAGTATTCTCGTTGTAATCTACCAAAGTCTTCTACCTCTTGTTGTCTTTGTTCTGCTGCAGAAAGTGCATTAGCTTCTGCCGCTGCTTTTGCTGCATCCTGCTCTGCAAATCTTTTATCAATTGCATCTAGTCTACGTAGTGTATCTCTTGCAGTAAGTTCGTCATCAAAATTAGTCCTAGATAATTCAGTTACATCTATTTGTGGACTGGGAGAAGTATAACCAGTGCTGCCATAAGGAGACAGAGGAATACTTGCAAGTCCTGTGAAAGGTGATGTAGGTGTAGGTGTAAGAGGTGAAGAAATACCACCACCTTTATTACTCTGCACAGGTGTAGGCAATGGTTGTGCTACTACTGGATCAGAAGCAAATGTTGGAGAAGGAATAGCAGCAGAACCGCCACCCTTATTTGATGTTGACAAAGGTAGTGAAGATGTTGGTGGTGGAGGTGGCGGTGCAGCAGCAGGTACAGTAGGAGTACCTCCACCTTTATTAGATGTATTTGGAAAACCTGTTGGACCTGCTGGTGACACTGGTAATGTAGACATACCTGCACCACGATTTACCAACTGTGGAGTAGCTGGTGTTGTTGCTGCTGGTGTTGTAGGTGCTACAGGTAAGCCTCTTGATCCACCCATTAAACTAATCCTCTCAAATCTTGTTGTGCATTAAGCTGTCTTTGTTGTTTCTCTGTTCCAAATGAGTCTTGTCTAATACCCTTGATGAAACTGTCTAACTGTTCTGATCCTGCATTAGAAGAACCATTGCCAAGCATTGCTACCACATCTGCAGGTATAACATATTCGTCACGACTTAGCAAGGCTTTGTCAGGATTGTTGCCCTCTACTTCAAATAGTATTTGATCTGACATACCATCACCATTACCAACTACCTGACCTTCAAAGTATTTTCCTACTTCACCACCTTGTGCATAACCTAATGCACCACGTACTCTATCTAAAAACGAACTTTGATCAGGAACAGTTATTTCCTGTCCTCGGCTAATAACATTAGGATCAGAAATACTTTTATTTGCTTCAAGCAACTCATCTAAAGACATACCTTGTTGTTTTGCAATAGCAGATAACGTATCTCCTGCTTGTACTTCATATTGTTTATCGTCACCGCTAAGTATATTTCTTAATATAGAAAGTATTCCTGCGTCTTTTTCTGTATCAGATAACTTAGCCATTTGAGTTTCTTTTTGTACAATGGGCATACCTGAATAAACAGAACTAAAAGGTTTATCATCATACATGTCTTTAGTTGTTGGAACAGATAGTTTTTTTAGTTCATTAGAAACAAGTTCCATGCGAGGTTTAATTCCTGATCTTTTTCTTTCCTCTGCTTTTCTATATTCTTCATTATTTAAAAATTCTTTGCTTGCTTTTTCATACTCTCCAGCGTTAATTAATTTTATAGTTTTAGGACTACCACTTAAACTTCCTCTAAACCATTCACCTACCATAGCTGTTTTTAAACTTTGCGGAAAAGAATCAAAATCTTTTATTTTATTTTTAATTTTAGGTAATCTTTTTCTTATATCTCTTCTTAGTAATAAGTCAGCTTGCTCTTCTGTTATTTCTTTATCTGTCATTTTTACATTTTCTGTATGACCATAACCTATAGTTGGCTTGTCTCCTTTTGTAGGTATATAGGGCTTGGCTTTAAACTTTTCTTTTTCTTTTAAAAAAGAAACATAAGGTTCAATACTTTCTTCTTGAGGAATATCTCCTCCCTCTCTTAACCCTACCAACCCACCTGTGTTAAACCCAAAGTTAGTACCAGAAACAAAGGAAGAAGGAGCGGCTGACTGCCCCGGTGGAGTTGCATATGCTTGTGGTCCTTGGGCTAGTTGTTGTCCAATAACTTGTCCTGCAGCTTGCATCTGTTGAAACAGTTGCTGATTACCTGTAGGCTGTTCAATAAACTGTTGTCCACGAGACATTGCCTGATCACGTTGTAGTAGTTCATCCTGCCGTGCACGTTCAGATATCTGTTGTTCCTGCTGTTGTAGCAGGGGTGTTTGTTGTTGCTGTTGTAGTACTGGTGATAGTTGTGACTGCAACACTCCCTGTTCAGGTGTACCACCCTCTACTAATCTAACTAAACCACCCGCAGCTTTAGGATATAGTCCTGTATCTGCTGTGTCAAAGTATGAATGTCTTCCAGCACCCATTTCATTTAATTGTAAATTTCTTGGAGAAGAAGCGTTTTGATTTATAAATTGAATAGCTTGTGGATTGTTCCTAAGAACAAGAGACATTAAAGCACTTACTCCACCCCTGCTTTCTAAGTCATTGAATACCCTGCTTGCTCTATCCTCTTGAGAGGGAGCAGCAGACATATCAGTGCGTATTCTCTCGCTTTCTGGTGTGATAGACATTGCTGTTAAACTAGAAGGTTGCCCACCCTCTTCTAAACCTACAAGTCCACCCTGTGCAGCATAACGATACTGTTCTGATAGTGGCTGATAACCACCCTCTAGTGCCATGCGAAGATACTCTTCTGATGAACGAGCAGGTGACTGTACACCACCAGCAAGTGTACGTTCACGTGGTACATAGGATGGACCTAATGTTGGTTCTTGTATATCTAATTCTTCATATTCTGGTGGTTGCATTAGTGTAGTAAGACCTGCACCAACATATGTCATAGGGTCTTTAAATGTTGCTTCTAAAAATTCACCCGGTTTCATATCTGTAGGTCTACCACCAACATCTATATATTCTTGTCTTGTAATATACTCTCTACCAGTAAAATCTTTTGCTCCTGTTGCTTGTCTAAATTTACTAGGTGCTTCATATGTTTTAGGATCAATCGTTGCAAATTTGTTTTCAGTTGCAAAACCTGCTGGATATTTTTCAAGTTGGGATGCTGTCATTTGATCAACAGAAAACTCAGGTGTAGGAATTCGTGCCGCACCAGCAGTTGCTGTTGGAGTTGTATCAAGTATAGGTACTTGAGGAGTTAATGTTGCTTGTTGTGTAAGTGGAGTAGGTACTTGTCCAGCCATGCCTCCTCCATAATTTATTGCAGCTTGCTTTACTGAGGGTGCAACAGCAGAAGAAGCAGCAGTGCTTGCTGCTACATTTGCAGTAGTTGTTGGTAACGTAGTTTGAATTGCTTGTTGTGATGCTCCCTCAATAAAACCTTGTCCACCTATATCAGTTAGTGTACTTCCTCCTGCTCCTCCTGTTATTGGATCAATACCTGCAGGTGCACCAGAGAAAAATCCTGCAGTAGCGCCTGACATTAAACCACCAAGTGCAGCTTGACCTACTCCTTGTCCAGCAGCAAGACCACCAGCAAACCCTCCAACACCTGCTGCTAATCCTGTAGCAAGCGCACCTTTTCCTACAAGCATTCCAAAAGCTGGACCAAGTAAAAAACTACCACCAATTGCACCTATAGCAGGAAGAAGTGATTTAAAACTAAATGCTTCAGGTAGTCCTGTATCAGGATTGATTGTTAGTGTACCAAGAGATGCAAGTCCCTGTAGTTCATCAGGACGTACATGCAACAACATGCTGTCACCATAACGTCCACGACTTGCAAGTTCATCTGCTACAGGTGCTAGTGGTGCATCCTGTATGCTGCCACCATCAGCTACTGCAGCAATACCACGTGCCTGTGGAATACCTGAGTAAGAATTAAACTCCAGTCCACCCATACTTCCCATAGCTGCAATGTCCTTTGTAGGAACATATGCTAACTGTGTGGCAGGGTTGTTATCTCGCATATTAAGTAAACGAGTAAGTCCTGCTGCTGGTGCATTGGGGTTTATATAATTCATCTTATAGTACCTGTTTTGGATTCATATAGTTTGACTGTGCCTTAGTCATATCAGCATGTAAAGTATTAGGATTATTATACAATGGAGTTTGTGAATATGCCATAGGTGAACCTGTAGTGTACTCCGGTGGTTGTACTAATCCAGTATTTACATTCTGTATGTAATTACTACTCTGCAAGAATTGTGCCATTTTATTTATATCATACATTAGTGAAAGTCCACCCATCCTGTTCCGCTTACATAACCCCTGTATTTACCTGCACTTGCAGCAAATACTACATCTCCATTAGCAGGTCTTCCTATAGAAGCTACTGTAACTACTGTTAAAACTTTAGATGCAGGTGTACTATCAATCTGTACGTCTCTTGATTCAAGAAGAAACTTTAGTTCTCCTGCATATGAAACAAGATAGTTGTATAACTTCTCTACATCATTCTTATCTAAGTGTGCATACTGTGGTAGTTCAGGATAAAGAAAAGCCATTAGCGTTTACCATCTGGCTGTAGTCCTAACCTTACACTACCCCACTTCCATGAAGTACCTATATCGGCAGTAGATACTCTAATGTTTGCCTGTCTTCCACGTGCACGAAAGTCAATCTTTTGTGTAGCGTTATTAATAGTGTATGGTCCTTTTTCAATTGTATCACCAGCAGGATACATTTTAGTATTAATTGAAAACCTAATTGATCCTTGATTGATAGTATAGTCAGGAACAATTTTATTCATAAACATAATCTGGTCACCGTCTTGAATATCAAAGTCAGCAGATTCAAGAAAAGAAGATAATGCCTGACCATCACCAGTGAAGACAGATGTAGGTTCGTTATCCCAGATATATGTATCAGCAGTAGCAGAAACTCTTCCTGTTGCAATTGTATTTAAAAATACATCACTATTGTTAAATGTTGTATAGAAAGATGTACCATAGTACCAAGTATTTTCCATGAAGTTATAGATAACATATGCATCAGGTTCAGAAGAGTTGGCTGTAGGATACAACCATATAATTTCGTGAAACTCTGCATTAACTCCTGCAAATACTTTATCTTTGTTAGTCATATTAAAGTTATCATAGAGATAACGTCTTACTGTGCAATCTAGTTTTCTTACTCTACCATCAAAGACAAAGAAGTTATTATCACTCATCCAAAAACTTGCACCGTCCACATTAATTGCTGCATGTGGACCAATCAATCCACAGTTAGAACCTAGTTGTGTAAGGTTAAATATAAAAGGTGGACCAACAAACTGAAGCGCATACATTGCTTTGTCTGTCCATACATGAATAGCATTACGTGAACGAATACCACCTTGAATCTGTGTACCATCAATTAATTGTAACTCACCTGATGTAGAAGAAACTGAAGGTATCCAGTTAGAATAATCTTCCTGATCAGACCAGCGAATAAGAAGAGGATTGAATGTAGATGTACCATACTCTTCTGTACCAAATGCAATTACATGACGATCATTAGGTGAAACAACAATACTATTTATTTGAGAAGGAGCAGTTCCTACAATTGAAGTTCTTACTGGTGCAGTACTTGCATCTGCATCCCAGTGTAGTAATGAACTACCACGACGTACAGCAAGAAGGTCTTCACCAAAGTTATCCAAGGACCACTGCGTTGCAAGAAAAGTAATATTAGAAGCGGTAGCAGGATTGTTCCATGCTCGCTCTCCTGTTGTAGAAGCACCAGCATTGTATACTCCTGCACCATAACCTAAACCCTGAATTGGATTTAGCTGTCCTGTAGCAAGAAGAAATCCTGCTACACCATGACCCTGATTTGTCTCTGTACTTGTAGCAATGCTTGCAACACTAATATAAAAATGATTTAATCCTGATACACTTACAGCTTCAAAGGTAGGTCCACCATATGCTGAAGTAGAAAAGTCTACACCATTTGTACCAAATCCATTGATAGATGTATTAGAAAAATTAATAAAGTCTCCAACACTAACACCATTGTTATTGAGACTTACTTCAATAAGATTAGAACCTACACTGGTAGAGAAGCTGCCCTGTGTTCCAATATCACCAATACTAACTGTACTTACAATTGGTGTAATGTCATAAGGCCAATCACCATCAAGAAGGTACAGTTTCTTTTCTGTACCTACCGATAGTAGTTTGATTGTATCATTATTAATCCAAGTTTTTAAGTCTCTGCCTACACCAAGTATATCATTGGTAGTATGCTTTTGATAACCTCTAATGTTCTCAGGTTTACCTTCTCTAAATCTTACACGATCACAATCGTACCATGAACCTTCCTCAGAATACTGAGTTGACTCACGGCGAATACCGGGTCTAAAATTAAATTTAGAAAGTGCTGATGCAGTAGAAGACATTTATATTTTATCCAAAAGATGAAACAAAAACTGTATCTATAGCTGACACGCCTCTTACATTATATACAAGAAGGTCTACTGAATTTATTGAAGTAGACATTGTAGGTGCTGTCCCACCAACAAACTTAAATGAATCTCCAAAGGCTAACGTCCTGCTTCCTGTACCGTCCTGAATAACATAGATATGACCTGTCTGACCTAATGCAGTATTGGTAGGATTTTGTAATGTTCTATTACCTGCTAATGAAACAAGAAAGTTTGTACCTGAAGACAGATCAAGTGCAATAGAAGTTGCATCAGTAAGAGTAACAGGTGTGCCTGCAACCTGCCCTGTAAATGTTGCCTTACCTACAGTTTCAATTGATGTAGTAACAACATTAAATGCAGCGTTACTGACAAATGCTTCAGTAGCAGAAATACTTGTAGCAAATCCTACTGCACTTGAAAATGCATTTACATCAGTAAATGTATTGCTTCCTGAAATAAGAGCGAAGGTAGAACTAAGATTAAAACCCTGTGCATTTAAACTGAAGACCGAAACACCATCAGAAATAATATGTGCAATTGCACCTTCAGATATTGCAGAACCTGCACCTGCATCAGTTTTAAAAGTAATTGATGCAGAATTTTCTCTTGTTGTTTTATCGTTGACAATAAAACCTTTTGACTGTTCAGGTATAATTACATTAAGATTTGCAGAGACAGTACCTGATAGTTCAAGGAAAGCTGACCTAGACTGATCTACTGTACCATCAGCGGCTGTTAGAGTTACATCTGCAGAAGATACAATTATAGTAGTGTATGCAGCAATAGCATCGTCAACCAGATCAATAACATTCTGATTAAGAATTGCTCCCCAGCTATTAGGGTTTTCACCATCGCCCTGTTTTTCTAATCTGATGCGAGTAGTATATGTACTTGCCATTCTTACTTTCCTTATAAAGAGTTATGTTTTTGTGCTGCTACTGTTCCAGCAATTAGAATGTAACCAAAAAACTTTTTACTTACAACTGACTGTACTTTTATCACTACGTTAGAAACTTGATTGTAGTCTTTATAGCTGACTATAATCTCATGCACTACAAAAAGAGAGGGAGGATTAAGACGAATACACTTTTTTCCTAGTTGTTTTTTTACAAGAGCAGTTCTAAAATTCTCTTCTGCTTTTGAATCTGCAAGAGCAATATCCAAAATGTCCTTCTCAGTTTCACATATTAAAAATACAGTTACTCCATCTCCTATATTCCATGCTTCTTCTTTTGCTTGTGCTGTACTACAACTGGGCAGTATTGAAATAACAGCTACAAGAAACAATATAAGAAGAAGTTTCATTTATTATACAGCAGTTTCTCTTGGGTTAACAGGCCAGTCATTAAACTCAGAAGCAACTTTACCTGCATCTGCCATCTCTTCTGTAAACACTGTCATAGCTTCAAGACCTGCTACATCTGTCTTTGCATCAATAGAAGCTTCTAGTGCATCAGCTTTTGCTCTAAGGTCTGTACGCCACTGTGCAAGGTCCGCTGGCTTTGCAGCACCAGTGTCCTGCTCTCTGATAACAATCCAGTCAGTCGATGCTAGATAACCACTTAGTACATCAGAGACATGCTTCTTCATTGTATCTTTGATAGCATCAACATCTCTGGCAGTTTGTGTTCTAGTAACAACAACTCTGTTCTCTTCAACAGCAGGTGCAGACTCAGAAGAAGTGTAGAACATATTTTCTACCATACTACCTTCATATACATAAGGTACAATACCCAGCGCCTTACGTTCTTCATCTGTCCAAGCACGGGTAAAGATTGTCTTAGGATATTGTACATCATTAATTGTCATGGCTTTTGGTTGGTTTATAACCTCTACCAACTGACTGCCCATAATTCTTGCCCACATATTTTAGTTTCCTTTCTTACATACAAACATCTTCATAGCGGATGTTCTGTGATCGTCTGTAGTTGTTAAGTTCATGTGCTTTTTTCTTTTTACTAAATAACTTTTTAAACATAATTACCTTCCGTATATAGGAGGTAGCGTACCACCACCTGCTATATCTGCCATAGAAATATACAGATATGTAGTTCCAGTATTTATAGTGCTGTCGTTTGCTCTTAGTTTAAATCCATCAGAAAGAATATCAATTGCTGGATTTGTACCTAATGAAGTATTTTGTGCTTCTTCTGCTGCTCTTTGGTCAGAAAAATTAATACCACCATTAGTACCACCAGCAGTTGTTGCCCCGTTAAATTTATAACGGGCAGTGTCAAAAATAGGACGTTCTGCATCAGCACTGGTTAGGGTTGTATTAAAAATCCAAATAAATCGGGGTTTAAAACCTGTGCTTACATAAGTGCCATCCGTTGAAGAATTACCTGTATACGTTCCAATTTTGCACAGACCCGGCGTATTTTTGAATGAGTAAGCCATGTGAGTAGCACCGCTTGTATTGGTAGCAACACCCGTACTAATCTCAACGAGGTTTGCGTCTGGAACCATGCCGTTTGCTCCCGCACCAGTAGCTAGTGCAATTCGATAGTGTGGATAGATATAATTCTCTGTTCCCAAACCGGGAATATGAATCACCCAATCGCTATTAGTTGCTGACCCACTAATTCTTTTAACCATAACAAAATTTGGAGTTGCCCCAAGACCATGTGCAAATGTGGCATTGTCAATGCCATTACCTGTGTACTGTACGATGCTAAAGTGATTAGCATCAGAGACAACACCAGTTGTTGCTAAACTAGGAGAACCAGTTGTAATACTAGAACCTGTTGTAGCACTGTCTCCTAACAACCATTGCCACAAAACATAACTTTCATTAGCAGTATTTACCTTCTCATCATTACCAACCTGCACACCTCTTTGCAAAAATCTTTGCACAACATTAGCATTTGTCGTTAATACATCTGAACCACCATCACCAAAAGAAGTAGCAGCAGTACCAGAATCATTTTGGGTTGTGCTTAGATAACCACTTGTTCCAATAACTCTGTCCATCCATATATTATCATCTGCTGCATCTCTATTTTTAATCCAAGCTAATGCTGTGATCTTAGATGAAGTGTCGTCTAGGTTATCTTGGTTAAGTGCTTTGTATCCAGTTGGTGGTGTGTAAACAAAATAACCATCAGCAGCAGCATTAAATGTTGTTGAGCTACCAGAAAATATATTAGCTTGTTGCCCAAAATTAAGAGCATATGTTTCAGCGAAACTACCACCTCTCCCTACAAAAAATCGTCTTCTAATTCCTGTTGGAAATTTTGCTGTACCAACTGTAGTTGCATTTGCAAATGTATCTCTTGCACCACCCGCTCTAAACCAAGTATTGTTGTTGCCTATAAAAAGTGTTCCTGCATCTTGATCTAATGCAAATTGCAGTACATCACCAGAACTGACAAAACTATCGGGTGACACTGAATTACACCATGTAGTATCAGTACTAGATGAATCATAAACATTTGCAGTACCATTATAGTTTTGAAATATTACTGCTGTTGAGGTTACACCTGCTGAACCTGTATTTAATTCATCATGCTCATGCAAACCAAAGTATGCTCCACCTCCAGTAGCATAAGAAGTTATGTCTACTTCCCAGTACCATTTACCAGTGGAAGGAATATTCATTGTTGTATAAGCAGCTTTATTGTTTGTAGCTGTGACTATTTTAGTGTTGCCCTCTGATAACGTACCCATGGCATTTAAGCCACTATCAAATACATTAAAGTTTTTAGAAGGCGTATCTGTAAACTGATCTGATGTAGACCAAGCTGAACCACTGTCATTTTGTTCAGCCCAGTGATTGCCGTTACCAGATGAATCTTTTCCTGCACCTGTTGCAGCAACGCCAGAATTAAAAGTACCTTCGTATTCTAAATACCAACCTTCATCACCAAACGTAAGACCAGATACATCTTTTGGTATCCAACGATTTGTTGATGTATCTAGCTGACCAAAGCTACTTGCGTCTAGCTGTTGACCATCAATCATAACTGTTTCAGCTAAATACCAACTAGGTTCACCAATTCCATTATTTGTCTGTCGTCCAATGTTGTGTGCATTTTCAGAATTAAACTCTGTTTCATAATCATCAGTGCTTAAAGCAGTTCCAGTTGTGGTTTCTTGAACACCGTTAATATAAATTTTTACTTTGTTTGCACTAGCTACTGCTGCTCTTGTATCCACTGCTACAACTAGGTGATACCACTGACTTGTATCTGCAAATAATCTAGAAGTGTTTAGATTACAAACAAAACTTGATCCATTATAAAAATTTACATTAAGATGTTTCCCACTATCACCTACATGAAGTATTTGTGCTTGCTTAGAACCGTCATCTGTGCTTAAAAAAGCATTTCTTATATTAGGATTGCTTAACTTAAACCAAGTACTAAAGGTAAATGTTTTTTGATCACCACCAGCAGAAGGTGTAAAGCTAAGATACCTTTTATCTGCATTCTCAAACATTGCAGATTTATCGACGGTGTAAGCATCAGTAAACGGAACAAAGTCACCTACTCGCTGACCAGTGCCGTTACCCTCGTAGAGAGTAGCATCAAAGTAATCTATTCCTTGAAAGTCTGGTGCTGTTTGATTTGCCGTGTTGACAGCTTTAGCTGATGCGGGGCGGTTGCTCGCAGTCCACTCGCTTGCCTCAGTTCTCAGCGTGTAGGTTTCGCCAGAATAACCGCCGACAAAAAGAAACACATTTTCGCTCGGAATGCTCGAACTGATCGGGTTAGTGTCTGCGTCTGGATCAGCGCTGTTGACCCATGTCCCATTGATTCCGATGTAGAAATTTGAGCCTTTTCTGTAAACCTGTAGCACATCTGTTAATGACGCGCTGGTGTACGATGTGCCTGACGTGTCAGAGAAATCGTAGAACAGGCCGTCATCACGATAAAAGCAACGTTTTGCGCTGTCATTGGTGTTTGGAGGAGATGTTGAATAAACATTGTAAGACCCAGTGGCTAACCCCACGTTCATACGTCCAGCAAGACTGCGAGCGTCAAGAACAACTTCGCAGTAACTTTCGTCGGGAAATGGCAACGATGTGCGAGCGTGTTTCCAATTTGCCGTTGTCATCGCCAGCTTGCGGTTGCCGTTGCTAAGAGTTATTGTCGCTGCTGTGGAGTGATCCAACGAATTAAATTTTGAATGAACATTAGACGGCGTGCTGGTTGATTGATTATCACTGCTCATGCTGTTGGCAGTAAAATCATTATTATTAGAACTGATATCATTTCCTAGATCAGCACTATTTGAAAAGTCTAAGCAGAATGAATTACCACCAGTGGCAGTTGCAAGCGCAGAAATATCTGCGTCAGTTTTTGGAATATACTGCGAACCGTTAGTGCCAAAGGTATATGTGTCTAAAAAGTCTGTAACAACATAGTCACCCTGCTGAAAGCTTACACCATCAAGATAGCAGTATTGAGCATAAGCATGACCTGTGCTTCCAGCATTCTCACCAATGCGAAAGTTTACTTTGCTTCTTGCGCCAAGCATATCTAAGCCATTGGTAGTCGCAAGATTCTGTACGTTGATTGTAGTGTCTTGCTCTCCGTTAATATAAAATTTAATTTTATCTAAAGTATTAACTTGAGACATATCAATGCTTACAATGATGTGATACCAAGCAACGTCCCTCAATAACCGGGTATGCCTAGCAATAAGTTGAACGCCACCCGATGTAAAGCTGTTGACTACTAGGGTATCACCGCCACCATAACTGGTATTTGTTTGCAACCCACCAAAACCAGACGCTTCAAACCATGTACTTTGAGCAACGCCAAAATTGTAACGCTGATACCAAAATGAAAAAATACCTTCAGTTGTTGAGTTGCCAGAACCTGCATAAGTCTTGCTAAAATAGTCAGAAGGTCCGTCCAGCCAAACAGAATTACCAATCAGGGTTGGATCAAATGGTGCTACTCCGCCACCCTGACCTGCAGCACCTAAAAGAAGATTATTATTAAATACCATCTATGAATACGCCTTTGTTACTAAACCATGTACATCTGTAGATGTGTGTACAATATAGTCTAACCTATCTACTGCATTGATAGAAGTAGAAATAACAGGAGCAGTGCCATCAGGAAAATCCCAGTTTGATCCAAAGGCAAGTGTTCTTGATCCTGTACCGTCTTGTACAATAAAGATACTTCCTACCTGACCTGCAACACAGTTGGTTGGATTTTCTAATGTTCTGTTACCTGCCAGTGTAATTGCAAAGTTCTGTCCTGTATTAAAGTCAACTGCGATACTTGCTGCATCTGTAAGACTTACAATGTCTGCTACAGCAGCAGTACCAATACGAAGTTCTTTTCCTAGAAGTGCATCTACTCCAATAGCAACTGCACTTACATAAAAGTCTGTACCGCTTACTGTACCAGTTAGTGTACCACCAGCAAGAGGTAAATGGTTTGCAATGCTTGTTGCTAATGTTGCTGATAGATTTGTAATAACCGTATTAACACTTGTAATTGCAGCAGCATTAACTGACGTTACAACAGACACTGCCTCTACTACAGTATTAATACTTGTAATAGCTGCTGTATTCACACTTGTTAAAGCAGAGACTGCTTCTACTACTGTATTGATGCTTGTAATTGCAGCAGTATTAACTGAAGTAAGTGCAGAGACTGCTTCTACTACTGTATTAATACTGGTTATAGCTGCAGTATTTACACTTGTAAGAGCAGAAACATTTGCAACTACTGTATTAATACTTGTAATAGCTGCAGCATTAACTGACGTAACTGCGGATACTGCATCTACAACTGTATTAATACTTGTAATTGAATCAAGATTTGTTTGCGTTAATACAGATACTGCAGCAAGTTCAGCACTTGTTGCAAAGTCAAGATTATCAACTACAGTATTAATGCTTGTAATAGCTGCAGCATTAACTGAAGTAAGTGCTGAAACATTTGCAACTACAGTATTAATACTGGTAATTGAATCAAGGTTTGTCTGTGTTAATGCTGATACTGCAGCAACATCATTTACTGTTGCAGCGGTAACACCAGAGATAAGCAGATCACCTGTTACTGCAAGAGCAGTACTAACTGAAACTGTACCAAAGTTTTGATCAGCAGAAACAAGGATTGTTCCACTTACAGGTATTGAACTTGATACTGCACCATCAACTGTAATCTTAATGCCAGTACCTGCTTCAACAAACTTAACAGTACCACCTTCAGCAGATGGAACATTTGTTAGACCTGAACCATCACCTACGAAGAACGCTGCACTAACAGTGTCATTAAATGTAGCAATAGAAGCAGATACTTTAGCAACATTAATTGTTGTATCTTCTAAACTTACAGCAATAGTTGGATTGCCCTCAGTACCATCACCATTAGTAATTGCAATGCCTGCACCAGCAGTTAAAGTTCTTCCATTTACACTTCCGCCACTTACTGCAACAATTCCTGTTGCACCAGTAAGATCAGCAACATTATTTAATGTAGATGCGTCAGCAGTAAGTGTAACACCATTTAATTGAAGTGTGCCATCAATATTAATAATACCAGTAGTAAGTTGTAAAGGAGAATTAGCACCAGAACCATCTTGTACTGTTTGAAGAGTAGTAGTTAATCCTCTATTATCAGAACCTATTTGTAATAGTTGCTTATAGCTATTTGCAATTGTTGATCCAGTAAGTGTTGCCATTATATCATATTCCAATCAGTGTCATAATTTTCCCAAGTATTAGTAGCATTATTCCATACTAGATTTCGATCATTATTCAATGGTGGACGTGGATTACGAATACTCTCGTCATCTCGTACATTAGCAGTCCTATTCTGCGGATGGTTCTTTAAATCATATGCACCTTCATAATCTGTAGGGCATACAAGCATACCATAACTATTCATCTTCAATACCCTATGAGGATACCGAAAACCACAAGTGTCACATATTGCTAATGCTCGCTTGTTACTTGCCATAATTATACTTTATTCAAACGTGGTAGAAAATAGGCACTTGCTCTTTCTCTGTCCTCGTCCATTGCTCTTGAAAGTCTTTCTTCATATTCCATCTTTAAAAACTGAATACGTGAACCATCTACACCGGGTCGCTTCATTGACATAAAGTATGATAGACCTGCTGTAAGACAGGGAAGAAAACGTCTCGATACATCAGCAATTTGTACAGCAGACTTATTAACATCTTGTGTATACTTTATTTGTTCTAGTTTAAGAGTATCTGTTGTATTCTCTGGTACAGGCCAGAGGTAAAGAGTAGGATTAGCGCGATCACGGCGAATAGCATACTGTGTAGGTCTGCCCTTTTGACTCTTGCGAGGTATCTTGAGATACTCTTCCATACTAATTCTTTCAAGTTGTAAATCAGTATTATCTCTACTTAATACTACCTCTGTAATATCTATTGTGCTAGAGGTAAGAGCATAAGCTGTAACGCTAGTAGAAACTGAAACTACTGTAGTACCAGCAGTCCATAGAAGAATACCTCGGTTCTGCCAATCTTGTAAAAGAAGATTGATTGAACGACGAGCAGACTTAGGTTCATGTCCTAGTGTTTGCTCACCACCAATCATTTCCATTGCTTCTTGAATAACTTCATCAATATCCATTGAGAAGTTATATGTGCCACTGGTACTCATTAGAGTTATCCCTAGTCGTTATACTCTACAATTTTACCCGGTTCATAATCTACAACAACATCTTGTTCTGCACCTTTAACCTGTGGACCTTTACGTGCAGCACCAAAACCCTGACCTGTAGGTTTACCAGTCATCTTTAAAACGTCCTCTTGTGTACGAGGATTTTTAATCCAATTATACGTATACTCTTTTACTGCCATTTTTAATTCTCCTGTTAGTCTTACGTTTAGTTTTTCTTTTTTTGCTAGGCACTTTAGTAATCTGTTGTGGTATGCTTGATCTACCTATAGCCATTATTTTTTACCTTTTATTTTATACATAGCTTTTGCCATTTTGTCACCTGCTTTATTTTTAGCAGAATTAGATAAATCTTTAAAGTGCATTACTTTCTTTGATGTTTTAGTATGTGTCTTTCCACTATGTATTGATCCATCTGGCATTTTATGAACTTCACCATAATAGGGTGTACCGTCTTTAGTAAAATGTGCCATACCTTTAGCCATCTAACACTTCCATCTTTTACGTGCTTGTCGTAGTCTTGAGTTAGGATTTTTAGCAGCTTTGGGAAACTGTTTCATTTGTCCTGCACTACGTGCACAGTAACTCTTTCTGCGTGCTGCTCGTTTACCTGAAGGATTTGATTCAGTTACAGCAGTTTTAAGTTTACTGCCGGGATTTTCTCTGCGGTATTTAGCTACTCCTTTTGCAGTCATACCTGCACCTTGTTTGGTAGGACGCTTATGTCCACCACCAATAGTATGACCCTTCATTCCTTTACCAGTAGACTTACGTTTCTTTTTTACAGCCATTATTTTTTCCTGCGTGTTTTAGTGCTAGTTTTAAAAGTACGAACCATTGTGGGCTTACCACCTACACCTTGCTTAACTGCTCGCTTACGCTTTACTGCAGATGCTTTCTGTCCTGCTGTCATACGCTTTGCTTTTGCAAGTGGCACACATTTAGGATACTTACGCTTTGTACTCTTAGTTGACTTTCTTCCACAGGGTTGATACTTACCATTCTTCTTTGGTGCACCAATGTCAACCCACTTTTCGTCTACCCATTTGCGTAAACCACCACCTGCTTTCTTCTTTACAACTTTTTTCTTTTTCTTTCCACCCGGCTTTACCTTGCCACTACAAACAGCAGACGCATACATATTTGCATAAGCTGAAGGATATACATCAAACTTACGCTTTGCTGCAGCTTTACCCTTTGGACATAATTTAGCCACGTTTTCTTTTTCCCTTGCTCTTTTTTGCCTGACTTAGTGCAATAGCTACCGCTTGCTTTTGAGGATACTTTTCCTTTTTTAGCTTACGAATGTTTGCACTGACTGTCTTTTGGCTTGAACCTTTTTTAAGAGGCATTACATATACAGTCTATTCTGACAACCGCCTTTGCCTTTTTTACCTTTACTCTTTGATGACTTGGATGTTTTACCCATAGCCATTTTCTGCTGCTGAGTGATAGAACCGCCATCTTTGTACTTCTTGACTTTACCACCACCCATCATTTTCTTTTTATCATACATTGTAGTTTTCCTTTCTTGCTTTAATTAAAAGCCTCTAAGTGCTGCACCTGCGCCACGACCAGAAAATCCTTTACGTCTTTTAGATGTGCTTTTTTTAGACGCAGATTTTTTCTTAACTACCTTTTTAGTTTTAGATAATTTTTTTATCTGTCCACCTTTTTTAGCTGGCTCGCCAATGTCTTTTTCAAACTGTTCTGGTGTAGCATATTTTATTCCGTACTTTCTAGAAAAATCTCCTAGAGCAGTACCTTCCTTACCATAAAACCTATAACCATCATCAGTAGGTTTTTGACGTTTAGGTTTTTGACGTTTTGGATTAATATTTAATTCTTCATTATCACCTTTCTTAGGAGCAGAACGAACTTTTTTTGGTTTAGGTAAAGTACGTACATTTACTTCAGGAACAGGTTTTAATTTTTTATCTTCTTTTTTCTTTGTATCTAAAGAAGCTAAACCAGTAGGACCAATTTGAGATGCTCTACTTGCTGATCTAGCACCTTCTTTAGATACGCCGACAACTTTATTATTTTCTCTTTGTCTTTCTCGTAATGCTTTTCTTCGTGCTGCCCCTGTTAATGATCTTCCACCACTTGTTGTTACATTACGCCCACCAGTTGTTGCTAATGGTTTATTTGTTGTTGTGGGAAGATTACGTTTATTTAAATTTTTTGCAATTTTTTCTTGCGCCATTCTTTCCGCAATATTTTTTTGATCTGTTTTATCTTTATCTTTTTTTGCTCTTGCTGCTGCATTACCTGCACCTCTAGCTGCAGCAGCAGCGTTAGGTTTTTTAGAAGGTTTTCTTCCTGCACCTGTATTAGGTTTTGGACGAGGTGCAGAAGTAAGAGTTTTTCCTTTTGGAGTAGTTCTAGCTAAATTTTCTACTTCTTTTTTAGTGGCTTTAGGAATATAACCCTTCATCGAATCTACTGCTTTTTTAGATGCTTCTTTAGCTAGTCCACTTTTTGTAAGTGCACGTGCAACAGTAGGAGCAACCATGCGAATAGCATTTGCTCCTGCAATTATAATTGGAACGAAAGCTGGCATTTTAAAAATCCTCTATTTAATTAGTATTAGGTACTAAGTTGTTGTCTGCACCTGCAGGACTTGCAGGAGTTTGCATATCATCTCGTCTTGTCCTACGTGCCTGATTACGCTGCAGTTCAAGAACTTGTGCATACCTTTGTTCATAAAGCTGTGCACCGGGAAAGTCTTTCTGAAACAACATTGCTT